CCGAAGGGGTTCTCTCTGTCTTACAAACGTCCTTCCACAACCTAGTGGATTCTATACCAGTTCGGCTGCTAGATGAAAACGGATCGCTGTATAGCCAGGTGGCCTTTCGGCCGGTTCTTTCTACTTCCCTACCTCTTCGGAGGGATGGGATCGGAAGTATCTAGGAGGTTTACTCTAGTGACTACAGGCAACGTTACTGTTCCCTTCTCTACCACGCTTAACTCTTTAGGCTATTCTGATCCGTCAGGCCTGTACTCGTACAGGAACTGGTCCGGTAATGATCGGCCTAAGGTACCAAAACAGTACCTTTATCGTAGCATTATGATCCCCAAAAAGGAGATTGTTGCTACGAAGGGAAAGCGTCGTGGTGAAGTTATGCGGGTCATTCCTGCGCAGTATAAAACTCTGCGCAAGAGGATTTGGCTTAAGACTATGTCTCAGGCCGATAACGAACATAGCTATACTTCGTCAAAGACCGTCATATCGAACCCTATGGGTTCGTATGTCCGACTGCCTACGGATAACCCTGCGTCCTACACGTGCTCAGTAAAATGGGCATGTGGAGATCCGCTGAGTGATCCCGCTTCGGTTTGGTCTTCCCGCGACGATATCGCGCTGCTTGGTAAGCTTCGCGAGAAAATCGTTGGATCGGACTTCAACCTCGGCGTGTTTTTAGCCGAGAGTAATGAAGCCCTCTCCATGATTGCGGGGAATGCTATCAAGATCTCGAACTCCATCTCGTTGTTTAAGAGGGGTCGGTTTGTTGATGCATTTCGCGAGCTCGGGACTGCCTCGAAGAAAATTTCAGGTAATCCTAAAACCCGGTCTGCCGTCACAACTCGTGACGTAGCTGGGTTATGGCTCGAACTACAGTATGGCTGGACCCCTTTGCTTAAGGATGTCGAATCGGCTGCCGTTTTTCTGGCTCACCAATTCTCCGTTCCCCCAGCAAAGCGCTACAAGGTGTCGAGGACCATTCCCACTACGGGTAATGGTACTTGCTTCCCAGCAAGCTCATTCAACACCTTGGGCTACGAGCGCTCGTACAACCAGACGACCAAGACGATCACTGCGATCGTCGAGGAAATTGATGTTGTCGGCATGCTCGGCTTGAAAGATCCACTGTCCATTATATGGGAGAAGCTCCCGTATTCCTTTGTTGTTGACTGGTTCTCCCCTATCGGGGGTTACCTGTCTGCACGCGGGATGGCACAGTCCTTGAAAGCTACCTATGTCACTACCACTTACTGGCGTCTTTTTGCTAAGAGACCAATTTTCAAAGCTCCATACTCGCATAACGCGGCCCTTGCCTACTCCTACTGGAGCGGGACGGTATCGCGTACTGTGAGCACGACTTTGTCGATTCCTCGTCCAACCGTAAAACCGTTGGAAAAGGCAGCTTCGTGGCGCCACTGCGTAAACGCATTGGCCCTCCTAGAGCAAAAACTTCCTCTCCTCGCAGTTCTCAACGCAAAGTACTCGCGCTGAGGCTGCTTCCTTTAATTCCTTTATTACCTTCTGCAAAATACTCCGCAGTCGGCTTAGGAGAAGACTATGTCTCAAATCGCTGATATCGTCGCCTTTGATGGCGCCGCTACCCCTGTAACTCACACGCTGAAGGCCATCTCTGTCACTCGTGACAAAGGTGTTATCACTGGTGAATGGCGTGAAGCCAAAGCCGGTGTGCCCGTCTACGCCCAGGTTCGTGCCCTTGCTAAAATGCAACGGAACGCCTCTGGCGTTTGGCGCTGTGAGCTGCGTACAGTCGTTCCCGTCATGGAGTCTATCTCTGGTCAGAACGCAGCCGGCTATACCGCCGCTCCGAAGGTCGCTTATGAAAATACCGTAGTAATTACGGGTTTCTTCCATGAGCGTTCCGACGAAGCTGGTCGCCGTCTTGTTCGCCAGCTGGCTACCAACGTGTTCGGAAGTGTCACCACTTCCGTCACCCCGGTAACCACTGGCCCGATGCCTGAACTTTTCGATCAGCTGATCGCCGTAAGCTAATACTTCGGCGTTGATCCGGTCATTTTGACCGATTCCCACGAACTTCCTATGAAAGGAGTAGTTATGCGTACACTTGTACGTTGGGACGAATCGTTTTCGACTGAGGAAACCAATGAGCTCCTTAAACGGCTCGCATCTGAGATCCTTCGGGATGTCCCGGAGTGTGCAGACAGGCAACGTATCGCTGCTGGTATTGCTAGCAGTGATTATCGTCTTCTGTGCAACACTGATCTTACTTACCAGGAGCTATCTGCCTCCAGCGCAATCTCACTCCGCCAATGTCTCGCCTTCTTCTCGAAGCGCGTCGACCTTGACATTGGAGTAGATCGTCGGGAGGTGGCCCTGGCTAAGTGGTTTGATGCGGAACGAGCTTGTTCCGAGACTAACGACATCTTTAATGCGTGGTCGCGTGGAAAGTTCCAATTTTCCCCGCGCGTTGAGTCTGTACTTTTTCAGGCTCAGCGAAAAATCGCCTCCATTGTTGGTGACGCCCCTAGTCTCGCGGACATAAAGCTCCGTTTCGGTCCAGGTGCAACGACGAAAGTCAAAAAAAGAAATGCCTCGCCCCGTGAAAAACTTGGGGCTGGTTTTTCCTGTAGTGAAGATCTCCTCCCCATTCTTACGAATGTTCTCGAGGAAATGCCGGAGTGGTCCGGGCTGTCTCGCGACGGTCCTGACTCGGTTCAAGCGACTGTTGCCCTTGAGCACTGTCGTCTTGACTTCGTCCCGAAGAACGCTAAAACGGATCGCGGCATCGCTGTCGAGCCAGTTCTGAACTCAATGGTTCAGAACGGCCTCGGCGCGGTATTGCAGCACCGTCTCCTTCGTTCTGGGGTTGACCTTCAAGACCAGTCAAAGAATCAACGACTGGCTCTTCAGGGGTCATTAACGGGCGCTTTAGCAACGCTCGACCTAAGTAGTGCTTCAGATACCATCAGCAGAGAGCTTGTATTTCATTTGCTCCCTATTGACTGGGCAGTTGCCCTGGACCTATGCAGATCTTCGCAGATCGAATACGGTCCGGTTTCTCTGAACCAACAGAAGTTCTCGAGTATGGGTAACGGTTTTACGTTTCCCCTCGAGTCACTTATCTTTTTTGCCTTAGCCTACTCCAGTTGTCTGGAGGCGCTGGGCCGTCCACCAAAAGCGGACGAGATAAGTGTATACGGTGACGACATTATTGTCCCCGCTGAAGCTTACGACCTGCTATCCGAAATCCTTCGGATCTGCGGGTTTAGCGTGAATCACGCTAAGAGCTTCTCTTCTGGGCCCTTCCGTGAGTCTTGCGGAAAGGACTACTTACTGGGAATAGATATTCGCCCTTGTTACATTAAGGACAAGATGGACGGCTCTGCGTTGTTTGTGTTACACAACTTCTTTAAAAGAGCCTACCGTGATGACCTATGTAACATACTTCGCTCCTATCTCCATTCGAGCCTATGTATTTTTGGCCCTGATGGTTACGGAGATGGCCACTTGCTCGGCGAATGGGTTCCCAAACCCGTCCGCCGTGTGGCCGAGAAGCCCTTTCCGCCTACCTGTAGTACTAGCAGGCCGCCAAGTGATTGGCGGTCTCCGAAATACTCAGGAGGCTACGGGGGGTACACTTTTGATACCTTCACCTTTAAAAGTCGACGGTCTTTTAGACCATCGTCTGGTGATTGCATTCTCCCATCGTATTCTATCTACGTCTCCGACCCACAAGGTCGGATGCGTGATTTGGATACTCTCCCCTTGTACAAACGAGGGTTCTTGCGTAGTGCACACACCCCCGTCCGCTGCCAAGTTGGCAGTGACGGAGGTGCATTGCAATACGACAAGGATGGGAGGCTCGGCGTTACTTTGCCGGGTCGAAAAGGGTACAAGCGTATATCTATCTACACTCTCAACCCCCTCTAAATAACGAGGGGACCGAAAGGTGGAGGGCTG